AGACGATAGGTACATTAGTTTCCACTGCAAGACCACGGAGCTCTTCAGCAATCGCCTTAATATAGGAATACGAGTTAACATTTGATCCAGCCCTGTAACGTGATGAAGCACATATGTTTAGATAATCTATGAATATTATATCAGGTTTAAATGTTTTTTTCAATGAAAGTTCATTCAATAAACCTTTGAAATGTCCTGAGTGTGCAGCAGCAGTAGGATATTCTTTGATAATAAGATTACCTTGAGTCTTTTCTGACAACTTAGTAACCTTAGTTTCAAACATCTTACGAGGAATATCCATAAGCTGTTGAACAGGAATATTTAGAAGATTAGCATCAATTCTTTCTGCAATCTTTTCCTCAGCCATCTCAAGTGTGATGTATAATACGTTCTTGCCTTGGAGTAAAACACTACTTGCGACATGACACATAAACAAAGATTTACCAACACCAGTGCCAGCAAGAGCAATATTAAGTGTTTTGTTTGGAAGGCCGCCCTTCGTAATCTTATTGAAAAAATCGAGGTCGAATTGAATTCGGTCTTCCTTTCTGTGATAGAAGTCAAATCTTTCACTATAATCTTCTAAGTAATCGTGTCCAACATGATTATCAAATCCTACTGCGAGTGCATCAGATAAGATGGCAGGGATAGCATCAACACCTTTTTTGATGTCATGTCCATCTGCAATAGAGATACTCTCAACCAGTGCAAGATAGATTGCTCTTTCTTTACACCACTTCTCTGTAGTATCTATAAGCCAATCTTCTGAGGTAGGAGTAAGTTCAATATCATTTAGATAAGTTACTATCTCTTTATAGGTATCATCATTTATATCCTTTCTCTTTTCACATTCAATACTTAATATCTCTTTAGTAGGGCATTTGTCATATGCAACTATAAACTTAGCGCACTCATCAAATATTATCTTTTCATGTGTCTTATCAAAGTAATCTGGTTTTAAAAATGGCAATACTTTTCTAGTGTATTCCTCATTCGTAACTAGATTCTGAATGATGGTATTTTCAATAGTTTCCATTAATTATAATGAAGATATGTGCTCATGATGTACTTTGGACTTCCTGACTTAACTGGCATACCTATATGAGGATACTGCCATGTAGGTGGAAACACTAATACTTTACCAGTTTCTGGCTTAATTGTCAATTTATTGTAAGGAAATGTAGTTTCTCCTCCTTTAAAATCATCATTTAGATAGATTAGAAAAGCAAGATATCTCTTTGCACTCTGATGATCTTGAACGTCAGTATGTAAAGCAAACTGATCTTCAGTGCCTGGTTCATACTTTTTAATTCTTAGTTCTTCAAAGTATATTTTTTCTGGAAACCACTCAGCATACTCTGGTAGATCCTTTTTATATTCTTTGACTATCTCTAATACTTTATAACATAGGAGTTGTGTAAACTTCTGATATCCTTTTTCATCCAACTCATTTAAGTTTACCTGTGTAAACTGTGGTGTAAGAAAATTAGCTATTTTTTCTTTATTCTTAGATGATTGATAAGTTTCTATGAGAGTTTTACACGCAGTTTTTTCTAGCATTGGATATGTTCTGATGAACTTATCCATAACTATATTCTTCTCGGGCAATCTCTTCCAACCTTGCCATAACCTCGTCGGTAAAATACTCGTCAGGGTTTGCAAGAATTTGTTTTCCGTAGACTTTTTTGCCGTTGACTTCATATCTGCCTGCGACATTTTTCCAGAGTCCGCCAAGTTCTCCTAGTTCAAGTAGTCCATAATATCTATCTAAACCACGTTCATCATAGTATAATCTGATCTTAACAGTTTTGTTCTCTTTACTTAGACGCGACTTAGCAGTCTTTGCTTTGATAATATTTCCAACGACTTCTGTTCCTTCCTTTTCTTTAGCTTTGCTGAGATAGATGATTGTACTTGCTGCGTACTTGAGACCACTACCTCCACCCATTTCTTTTGTAGGGACGTAAGAACCGATGACATCGTAAGTATGGTTTGTAACTATGAGAGGAATATTTGCTTGACCAAGTTTAAGAGTTAACATTCTAAATGCACCTTTGACAAGTTGTGATTTAGTCATGTCACGAACTTGTTTATCATTCAAAGCATCAGTGATCTCTTTCTCAGTTGAAAGCATACCGAGAGAATCAAGTACAAACATACAAGGTTTGCGACTTTCTTCATCTGATTTTAAGTATATATCGACTGCTTTCAACGCTTTTGATCTAAACTCTTCAATTGTTACCACATTAACAACAACAAGTCTTTCAAGATCGATACCTCTAGATTCCAGTAATCCACGATTAACTGCGGCTTCTGTATCAAAATATAAACAATACCCATCAGGATTATTATCAAGGAAGTTTTTAACCATTGCGAGGGAGAAAAAAGTCTTTCCAGTAGAGCTCTCACCAGCAATAGCAGTAATCTTGTTCCTAGATACACCGCCAAATATAGAGCCTGATACAAGGCCGTTAAAAATGTACGAACCTGTGTCAATAAATGTTTCAGTAGATTCGGCCTCTGAGGCGAGTTGGGTGTATTCATCTCCAATCTCTTTTACTATTTCTTTTAAAAAATCCATAATGATTTAGTCTTGTTTATATTCTACCATATTCCACAGTAAATTACCAGCGATTGATATTCTTGGTTCTTCTGTGTTATAAAATGGATACACTTGATGGTGTAGTGACGAAGGAAATACCATCATAACTCCTTCCATTTCTGGTTCCATAAAAACAGGAAACTCTACCGTGCTTCCTAATATATTTGAATATGTGAACTGAAAATCAGATGCGGCATTTGAATGAAACGGTAGATTATGTTGATCCTGATGGCGTGTAGGTATCTTCATCCAAATTACGAATGATGTGATACCAGTATGTGCATGTTCTGGATTGAACTCTGTCTGATATTGATAGTTGACCCACCAATTCATACTCAGTTTTGCTTCAAATTTGTCTCTGAGTTGAACATCAACAGGCGGTGCAAAGTTTTTAGGATCGCTAGAGACTATTTTGTTTGTCAGAGGGCCTACTACAGTATCTAAAAAGAAATCATATTTGTCTTTGAGACCTAGACTACCAGTAATATTACCAGCAAGTCTGTAACTATAATCGTTACTATTGTCTACATTATCTTTCTCTGCCTGTCTTATGACCGTCCAGAGATATTCCATGATATCATCAGATAATTTAGTTTTATACAAGGGAATGTTTGGAAATTGCCATGGTTCCCATGCTATTTCACTCATCTCTCTTTGGATAGTAAACTTCTACATAAGATTCACACTTAGGACAGTGAAGGTTAGTTACGAAACTATACTCCTCAGCAAAGGGACACTCATTGTCACCTCCCCATATGAGTTCAGTATTGCAATGCCAACAGTTCATTTCTTGAACACTCCTAACTTTGCTAGGATATAGACTCCTAGTATAGTCCAGAACACAACTTCTAACCCGACATTATTCATGTTTCACCCTCATGTTTTACATTTTGTGGTTGTCCTATCTTTGCTAAGATATCTTCAGCAATTTTCTTCTTGGTTATGTCATAGGGTATCGGTGCATTTGCCACACAGACCCTAATACATTCCCATTGTTCATCAGTAAAAAAATTATTATGATACATTAGATACCTACAATCTTTCTTTGTCTTTCAAAGTAGTTGTGTAACAACCAAGAACTACTATTTTTCTTGTCTGTGCCACCCACACCGAACTCTAATTCCACTCTGGAATCATCACCGAACTTATCTGTCTCTGGTGTATTGTTTGATCCACGATCTCCGCCATTTGCAAAGACTACAGTTTGTGCAATCTCTAAACATGCGGAGATGGCGTTGCAAGCAGAACCGTGTTCATCGTCTTCTACTGTAATAACAGCATCAACCATGTCCAGATGCCTTATAATTTCGGCGCGTTCCTTCCATGATTGGAAGTATTGTCCTTTCTTTTTAGTCAACCATTCCTCGGTGTTTAATCCTACTACAAGATAATTAGTAAGTTCTCTTGCTTGTTGGAAGTAAGCAATGTGGCCACTATGAAGAGGATCAAAACCGCCTGTGACTAGAGTGAGTATTCTCTTCTTAGTCATCAAACTCTCCTTTCCGTGCTAAGTATACTTTAACATCATTATACTCCCTTTTTATGCTCTCGGCAAACCAGTTAGCTGGATCTCTAGTTTCAAAGACTTTCATTTGTGTGTCAGAGAATATACCATTGTCTGACCAACATACAATGTAACGTGTCATGAGAAGAATGATTCAAGTGTATTCTTACGCTCGGTTTCCCAACCGATGCAATCTAAGATGACCTTTATAGGTTCTATAAATGACTTGCTGAATTGTAAGTCATAATCTACATGTTTATCTAGGTCAAGTTCTGTAGGGAAATCTTGAATAAAAGATATAACATTCTCGTGCATCCAATTAGGTGTCTTGAGATAACAAAACTTGATCTTCTCTCCATTATTAATTGATGCATACTTATGATCTATTTCTCTCTTCTTCGTGTAATGATTATATAAGATAGCACCACGAACATGAATAGGACATCCCTTGAGATACATGTCTGATGGCGACTTCCACTTTTCTACATTAGAAACTGTACGAGGAAATGCAATCTCTGATGGGGGTAATGATTTGAATTCTTTTCTACATTGTTCAATATAATCTATGACCTCATCTTCTGTTCCTGTCATGAGTATAGTAAAAGCATCTTTCAAAAACTTACGACATGGTGCAGGGGTAGAAGTTTTGATCGCTTCAATACCCATGATCTTTAACTTTGCTTCTTCATATCTTACACCTTCACTATCCCACACATTTAAAATATATCTTTTCTTGGCAGTCCATATACCTCTATCGGCAATGTTCTCCCTTTTCATGATCATTTTTTGATCGTAGGCGTTAACGTAGTCTGCCAGTTCTTGGTAAGAACTTTCAATATAAGGCTCAAGTTCCATTTCACAGACCTTGTTAAGGAACGAGACAATGCCCTCAGTAGTTTTTTCTCTCCCTTTGTATACAGCTTCGACCAGATCACCCATATGCAAATAGATAGAATCAGTATCACTAGCAATAACATAATCTTTACCCTCCGTTTTTAGAATAGTGTTCATCTTTTGATTCATTTTGTTCTCTATCCACCTGATAGATACTTGTCCTGATAAAGTAATTGCTTCTGCGTTCGCTAGTTTATAATAGCGGAAGTATTGATTACCAATCGCACCATAGGCAGAGTTAAGAGCAATCTTCTTAGACATCTGAACATTGTTGCATCTCGCAATCTCCTTTTCAAGTTCTTTAGTAGGTGTCTTTTCATATGATTTTTTTGCTTTGATCATTCTCTTTTTGAAGATAACACGTTCGTTATACATCTTCTCCATGAGTTCTGGTAAAAATCCTTTC